AATCGTTCACTTGACTCTCACCTCGATGTCTTTGTTCTTCGCAGAGAGAATAATGGCTTGCTTCATGTGGGTGCTCGGGAGAAGCATCTTCTGGGCCGCATACCCGCCCCACTCCATCCAGGAGGATGCCGAGATGACCCGGAAGGGCCTGACGCTCACAATGTTGTTATGAGGGTCGATGACTATCTTCCCCGGCTGGGTCACGAATGGCTTATGGGTGTGGCCTACGATGAGGATGTCCATGTTGTCGATGACGTAGCCGAATCGCTCCCCACGGAGGACCGCTGTGCCCGTGTAGATCCCGCCGCCGGCGCCATGGGTGACTACCAATGTGTAGGTCGGTCTGTACCTTGATGGTCTCCTGTTCCCGTGGTCGTCTGTCTGTTGTCCGAGCTGGATCTTCACAAAGGCGATATTCTCGCGCCACAGGTGTTCCAGATCCAGTTTGCACATGATGTCGTAATTCGGGTCATCGTCTGCGTCCTTGCCGGAGCGCCGCTCGTGGTTTCCGGTGACCCCGCAGATGATTCGGTCCCTCAGAGGTTCGAGCATCTTCGCCATTATCTTCTTCTGCTCCGAAGGACGCATTTTTTCCTCGAAGATGTTCGAGACGCTCGACCGTGTGGCGTTGTTAATTAAGTCACCTCCGAGGGTAAGATAGACATTCGGAGTATCTTTGACTTTATTGACGAACTCCTCCCACGCCCGTTCCATGTGCTCGGCAGCGCCCAGATGGACATCCGCCACGGGGATTATCGTTATATCGTTCGGCCCCAGATCATGGACGATCATCTCGAAATCCGGTAACATTACGACCTCACAATCCACAAAATCGAATTGAGATAGGACATCTCGCTTCCGATGGCTTTTTTCGTGTTGTTTCCTACGACATAGAGCTGGTTTATTTTCTTCTGTACGCTGTCCGGGTCATAGCCCAGAGCACGGAGGGCGACGATGCGATCCTGGCCGATGCCGAACTCGTTCTTGAGGGTTCTGAGCACGATGCTCGGGTCAGCTGGTTTCAGCTTCGCCGGCTCCGGTGTCGGCTGCGGTGCGGGTGCGCTTCCCTTGCAAAGGGCCTGCCAGTCCTCGGCTGTCCCGTAGAACTTGTCGAGATCCAGAGCGTTCGCGTAACCATTGAGCCGTCCGTTCCCGGTGTACTGGTGCATCCAATACTTGGAGAACGGTGCAACGCTTCCCTTTTGCCAAGGATTGTCGAGGAATCCGTTCACGACAGCCATGTCGGCATACTGGGCGATCCAAAGCGGATACTCTGTGAGCGCCGAGAAGTTCTGCTCCTGTATCACACTTAGGGAACAGTAGATCATAGGGCGGACCCCGGAAAGTTCCCTAAACCGCTCCAGGAACGCTCTGAGCCACTCTGTGCCACGGGAGAGCGCGTCGGCCTCATAGTCGGCCACGGGGATAACGTTGCCTATATAGGGCCTCACAACGTTGTAGAAGTGCTCTGCCTCACGTTCTGCGCTGCCCCCGTCCAAATAGTGGTAAGCGCCTGCCGGTTTCTTGTTTTTGATGAGCCAGTCCACCCAGCCGGAGAAGTCTGCATTGGTGTAGACCGTGCCCTGAGTCGCTTTGACCACTACCCCGTCGAGCGGGTTCTGGGCGAAGACCTTTTCCAGATCTATTCCGTGCTGCCACGAAGATATGTCGATTACGTTCATTCCTGTGCCTCGGGCAGGCCCGTTGCGATGGAGTTGAGGATGGACAGGAGAGCCGCCAGGATGGACGAGCTGCCCACCATGATCCAGTTGACCTCCTCAAGGACCGCCGTGGTCCCGATGGTGGCGATCGCCGTCTGGCAGAAGGTCCGGAGCGCCCTGATCAGCGCCGCTTTCCAGAATTTGCTCATTCTTCCGCACCTCCGTTCACGTTGTGCATTTGACAGGTGCTGTCTTTTATCCGACCGTCCGTTGTGCAAAGCATGACTGTGTGCATATACACGGACGACCGAATCGCCGCCGCCTTCTTCTCACAGAAGACAGCAAGAGCCTCGTTTTCGTCTGTCTCATTTATCGGTGGAAGATGTGCGGTTTCCCCCTCTGCGTCTGTCTGCATTTCATAAATGACATAACCTAACATAATTTCCCCCTACATCTTTAGGTACAGAACCCACACGGACGGGTAACAGCTTACCGTATTCCCGGAGGGTTGGCGTAGTTCGTAATACCAGTTTTGGTTCGTTGGGTCGAGATGGGCGTTAGCAAAATAAACGTAGGAGTTGCCTGCCGTGAATCCTGCTATCCCGATTGGCCTGTACCCCGATTTGGCAACAGAGAAATTGCTCGACAGAAAACCGGGAACGGAAACCGCAGACCCCCCGTTGGCGTTTACTCTTTCAACATAAAATGTCGGGGACGCTGTGCCGCCTTCTCCTGCATAACTTTCACCCGTGACCGCAACATACTCCGTTTGCGGTGTGCCCAGTTCAAGGTAAATGTACCGTTCTGCGAGGACATCATAGTCATACGCCACAACACGAAGGTCTGTTGCGATGTCTGCGTCTCCCCAATAGACATGGACGGTATCACCGAGCCGAATTTCTGCCGCATGAGGGTCGATTTCTACGCCGTTAACAAAATCGACCTTGATTGTCTCCGTTCCCGTCCACGGTGCATTTGCGTCGAGAAGGCTTCGGGCGTAACTGACAAGCTGTGCGGATGTGGGTTGTGTCTCAAACTCATTTGAGCAATCGAGGGGTGCGGCGGCAATCGGGGTGAGTGGCGTTGTCGGTTGTACGAGATACCCCGAACAGTACGTTATATTCCCGTTCCCGTCATCCCAAAACGGAACATAAGCATTAAAAGTCCCCGTGCGGTCTTTTTCTTGCTCGATGTCGAGCATATTCACCCCGAAGCGGATTGACGCTCCACGGTCTTCACCACGGCGTTGGTCGTAGTAGATAACCAGGTTCCCGTTTGATGTTCGGAACGAAAAATCGCCGCCCAAATCGTGTGCGAGGGATTCTTCGCTCCCTATCATCGCAGACAGAACGGACTTCGGTGCTGACAAGTTTACTGTCCCGCTTACGCCCGCGCTTTCTGCTCCAACGCTCGGTAATAATCCGTTAAGGTCTGCTCTCTGATATGTCGTGTCGGTAGATAAAACTGGAATCGCATTCCCGTAGGCGAAAGTCTGAAACACATTTGTGCCGCTTATGGTAAGAAGTTTCAAGACAGCGTTCGACAGCCTGCGTGAAGCGTGTTGTGCGACAAATGTAACGATGCCGTCTATCTCGGTCGAGTGTTTGCAAATGTCAAACGATTCATTGACATCATCCCATTCAGACCACTTTGGGGCGGTCGCCCTAATCGTTCCTCCGCTCATAAGTTCGGAATACATTCCTGCCGTTACTGGGTATTCAAAGGTCATGTAGTATTCGCCGTTTAATTCCTCATGTATCACACAGGAAATCATCGAATACAGTTTGCCTTTTGCGAGGGTTTGAGGTGTCGGGTCGTTTGCGTCCGTAAGAACTGGAATCATCTGTTACACCTCCCACCACCGGGGAGTGATTTCAACTGATGGAATGTTCCGTGTCATTTGTGCATCCGCTACCCGGTTTGTTCCCGGCTTTATCTCGGGGAAGTCTGCGATGTCTTGAATCTGCTCCCACCCAGTCGTGTAATTATCTTCGTCAACCTTTATATACTTTGCCAAATTAAGATTGCCGTTGTACGCCTGCATCGTTTCGCAATCAAAATCGACATAGGTGACGCTTTCGGTCGAAATGGTCGTCAGAATCTTTATGGTTCTCGATTCGTAACCGGGTTGCCCGGATGTCCCGACGCTGATTCTGAACGATACTGCTTCCATGGGCGAAGGGAGGTTGATTCTTATAAGCGGTTTAGCTGTGAATTTCGTGGGGTTTGTTATGTCTGCACCGACTGGTTTTGTGAGGGTGGTTTTCGTGTCTCCGCTTTTTAACCATCTCTGCGGCATACAGTTGAACGTGAGCGTAAAAGACCCTGCGTCATTCAGTTGTGTTACTTCCGGGTCGATGCCTGCCTCGAAAAAGCCTTTCCTGTAGTGGGTGGTGTCGTAATCGTCCGTAATCTTGACATAGCCCTTCCGCGAGAGGAGGAACGACCGGAGATTCCGCATATTCGTATCAAAGTTGGTGTAGATGAAACATGGATAGGAGACCTGTATATTCTCCATGCGCTGATTCACGCCCAGAACGATGCCGTTCCTGTTCGGCACTGTGTAGGTGGTAAACTCCTTTTCAGGCGCTCCGAACGTGCCCTGGCCGGAGATGTAAACCCCATAAGTGGCAAGGTCTGTATTGTCTACATAGAGATGTTTACGCATTGAGAAGCCTCCTCTGCCTTGCCGCTGCAACGTATTTCTGCTGGATCTTGTCGGCCAGCTGGTTCACGTCCATGCCGGGAGAAGCGTACACGTTGATGGTCACGCCGCCAGCGCTCCCCACGACCTCACGCAGTTTGTCGAGGCCCATGACGATCTCGGCGCCGCTCCCGTCCCCGAATCCTTTGAGGCCTCCC